ATGGTGATGATTGGGATACTTTTCCAGCAGCTGGAAGACCGTCAGCACCTAATGACCATTTTATTAAAAAAGTTGGTAGATTGGAATCGGAATTAAACTTAGATGTAATTCAAGACAGTGATACATTCGCTGTTTGGGATGCCATTGATGATGTAATAGCTTTGGCATGGGAGAATATAAATGCTTATGATTCTTATCCAGAAAAAAGACTTTGTTTTAAATTTGGTGAAGCCGCTGAATCAGTTGAAGCTAAACTATATGAAAATGACCTAATATTACAATATAATAAACAAAACCATGAAAAACAAAAATAAAATACAAGAATCTATGTTTGGTGATTCTAGTAGTTCAAATAAAACAAACGTTAATGTTAAAGCAGATGATTTACCTAGACTTGCTAATAAGTTAAAAAATTTAAAAGATATTAATGTTAATGTTGTAGATGAGGAATTAAATACACTAGAACCAGAAGCAGTTATCACACCTCAAGATACAGCAACTATCAAATACTTATCTAACATAAAAGATAATAAAACTGGTAAGATTTCACAACCTTTTACTATTGGTACACAAAAATATCAAATGGTTAGAGGAATAGATTCTAGTAAACAAATAGTTATGGCAGTTTTTGCACATGATGAAACAGATGATAATGGTGAAAACGTTATTTACCCAGTTGACTTTTTTGAAGAAAACATTGTTAGACCAATGATGGAGAAAGAAATGACTCCAAAAAAACCAATAGAAGAATATGATTATGCAGCTGCTGAAAGAGAATACGCTGACAGAGAGGATTTAATGAATTATTTAAACCTAATTGATTTAGAAGGATACAAACATTTCTTTGTAAATATAAACACTGGTGATGTAGTTGGTAAATTCAGAAACTACAAAGAAATGATGAGAAGTGGTGTTAAATTAGGTCCAGAAGAAGACTACATGGGTGTTAGACAATTAAAAGCTTATAGAGCTGGTGATTACTTTAAAAAAGGTTTTGAAAAAAAGAATGATGGTGGTTTAGATGAGGAAATCAACATAGATAAACTTAAAGGTGACGTAAAAATACTTGTTGATAAGATGACAAATATGTTTGGTAAATATTTTGCCAAATTAGATACGCCAGTTGAACAATCAGTATTTTTAGCTAAAATGGGGCAATTAATAAATGTACCAATTGAGAAATTACCTCAAATTATTTCTTCATATAAAGATTTGGCAAAAGATGACCCATCAGAAGCACCTTTGACTGGTGATAACACACAACCAACAACTGAAAGTAGAGTTATTAAGAAAAAAGATTTATCAGAATCTTTAAAAAAGAAAAGAAACGTAATAAAAACATTAAAAATAAAAGACATAAAATAATGAGTGATTACAAAAAAATAGCTGAAGAAGCACTAAGAAAATCCAAATTGGGTAAACAAGTTAGTAAATCTAAACCTTTAAATGAAAGTGTTTTATACCCAGAAGGTTTAACTGAAAGAATGAACCCAGTACTTGAAGATGATTTAAGAGAGAAAAGACACTCTTTAAGTGGTAGTCCAGTTTTTCCAGAAGACCAAGAAAATAGTTTCGAGGAAGCTATTATGGGTGAAAGATTTAATGAAGTAGCAAAAAGATACAAACGAGCATTTGATTGTGATTCAATCGATAACAATAATGTTATTGGTGATATGATGCCTTTGGTTTATGAAACTATGGGATTGGAAACAAAGAACAGAAAAGAATTAGTTGAATTGGCAATTAAAATGGTTCGTGAAGAATATAATATGGGTGAAGATGCTGTAGAAATACAAGCAGAACTAACCGATAAAATAAACATGAAAGGTACAAAAAAGAACGCTAAACCAATTACTGTTGAAATGGAGTTTGATAACCACGATTCAATGACCAACGCAAACAAAGAAGTTTATAAAAGAAGATTTCTTAATGCAATGACTCAAGGTGCCGCTAAAAAATGTAACCATATGTTCCACATGGCTGACGATGAATTAACAAATATAGAACCTCGTTTGGCTAACAAATATGGTAAAATGATGGCTGCTGCTGATTATATGTATTATGTTATTCCTCAAATGGAAAATGGTGTAAATGGTGGTGTTGTAAGAGTTCAATTTCCTACAGCTTCAAATCCAAAAGCAGTTATCTACGCACAAGCTATGGTGTTCCCAGTGCTTATTCATGAATTGGTAAAAGGTGTTATGGAATTATTATCAGCACATGGTTTACCAAAAGATAAACAAACTGGTGAGTTTGTTATTAACAAAGCTGATTTCTTAGCTGCTGAACCATGGGATATGAGAATGGGTCCTGGCCTTTGGTCTAGATTCACAAATGCTATTGAACCAGATGATTTCCATTTAAAACATCATATCTATTCTGAAATGGCAGCATTGCCAGTTGATGAATTCAATGTAAAAATGAGAGAAGTAATGGCTAATACCGCTGAAGGTAAGAAAGTTATTAAAGATATAGTAAATGAAGTAAATGGTTGTTTGAAAGAAGAAGAATTCAATGAAGCTATGACCGAAATTAGTAGTCATAATGAAAAAAATTACGGTGGTGATTCCGATAATCAAGGTTTTGATTTTGAAGAACTTATGGGTGATACAAAGATAGGTAATTCCGATGGTTATTCCGATGATGAAGATAACACCGAAGATGGTTTTGATTTTGATGAATTATTTTAAAATTAAACATATAAAGTTAGATAAAGGCTCCGTTTGGGGCCTTTGTCATTTACATTAAACATTTTTACTCTATTTCAGCATATTTATTAGTAAAAAAGAATATGCTAACAACACAAGAAATATTTAAAGAGTACGCAAGGTGTCTTACGCAACCAACATATGCTATTGAAACATATTTGGAAACGTTTGATAAAACCCAAGAGGGTTTCGTACCATTCAAATTATTTCCTAGACAGAAAGAGATTATTAGTGCATACGAAAAACATCGTTTTAATATTGTAACAAAACCACGTCAAGCTGGTGTATCAACTACAACAGCTGCATATATGTCAATCAAAGTTGGTTTTGCTGATGCTGAAAACCCAGAAAACATTCTAATTATCGCCAACAAGCAAGAGTTAGCTTTTGAGTTCTTGGCAAAGATTAAAGATTTTCTTAATCAATTACCTAGATGGGTATGGGGTCATGAATATTATGGTAACCCTAAAAACGAAGGTAAATCAATTTTCCTTACTGACTCTAAGAAAGAGATTAAATTACCAAACGGTAGTCGTGTAAAAGCGGTAGCAACGTCTAAAGATGCCTTGAGGGGTTTTACACCTACATTCCTTATTATGGATGAGGCCGCTTATATTGATAACGGTTCTGAAGTATTTGGTGCGGCACTTACTGCGTTGGGTACTGGGGGTAGAGCTACACTTATTTCTACACCTAATGGTATGGATGCATTGTATTACAAAACTTACGACCAAGCAAGAAACAAAAAGAATAACTTCAACATTGTTGAAATGAAATGGTATGAAGATTTACGTTACAACAAAGATTTAAGTTGGTTAAAAGGTGATGACGTATCAAAAGAATATGAATTTACATTTGCTTCTTACACTAAAATGACTGAAGATGGATGGAAACCTACATCTTCATGGTACGAAGAAATGTGTAGAGGTATGAACAACGATGTCAAAATGATTGCACAAGAGCTTGATGTATCATTTATTGGTTCTGGTGGTAACGTAATAAACGAAGAATATATAGATTTCCATGAGAAAACAAATGTTAAACCACCAAAATACACTGCTGGTTTAGAACAAGAAATATGGGTTTGGGAAGAACCACAAGAAGGACATCAATATATATTGGGTGTCGATGTATCCAGAGGTGATGGTGAGGATGCTTCAACGTTGGTTGTTATTGATTTTACTACAATGGAACAAGTAATGGAATATCAAGGTAAAATACAACCAGATTTATTGGCCCAAATTGTTGAAGAATATGGTAATCTATATAAAGCTTATACAGTTGTCGATGTTACTGGTGGTATGGGTGTATCTACGGTACTTAAATTATTAGAATTTGAATATAAAAGATTACATTATGATTCAACTAACGGAAAAATACTTTCAGCTAGACAAAAAGAATTAACATCATACGATAGAAGCAACAGTAATAAAATACCTGGTTTTCATGCGACTAATGTACGTTTACCGATGATTTCTAATTTAGAATATATGATTAGAACAAATGGTGTTAAAATTCGTTCTAGTAGAATGGTTTCAGAAATGAAAACATTTATCTATAAAAATGGTAGACCAGACCACATGGAAGGTTATCATGATGATTTACTTATGTCATTAGGTATGGCTTTATGGGTTTTGGAACATTCGTTTAAAAACTTAGAAAGACTTGAAAAACAAACAAAGGCAATATTGTCTAGTTGGTCAACTTCAACAAATGTATCACCAACAACTACAACTATTAATCCAGAAACAAAACAATTTGAAAAAAAAATAAATCCAAACCATAGTGCATATAAAAATGTACAAGACCCTAGAGGTGAGTATGCATGGTTATTTGGAAAAATAAAATAATAACTAAAACAATGGCACTAGGTAAAAAAGTATTCATACAAAAAAGTGTTGGTGGGCTAATATATAAATGGTCACCAAATCCTAATGATTTATCAAAAAAAACATCAGAACAAAGACCATTTTATTGTGATGCAACAACTGGGTCACAAGGTCAAGATTGGTTGACCACATATGTATATAATTTAGAAGTAGTTAATTTCCAACAAGCACATTTTGCTTATGTAGAGTGTGGTTATATAGAATAACTATTTAATTTACCAATAAATTCATTATATTTTAATAAAAAAAATCATGGCAGAAAAAAATTTAACTATATTTCAAAAATTAGGACAAGTAATTAGTCCAGACGGTATAAAACCAAAACAACAACCTTCAACTCAACGATACAATATTGGTAATGGTGAATTGTTGAAAACAGATAATAAAGCTGAATTTGAAGCAGCTAAATTACAAGCACAACAAAACAAGTATTTAGGTTCTGTTTGGAAAAAAGTTGAGAATGGATTATTCCAACAATCAATCAATTATGAAACAACTCGTATTGGTTCTTATGCCGATTTTGAGGCTATGGAGTTCTACCCAACAATTGCAGCTGCTTTAGACGTTATGATGGAGGAATCAACAACTCTAAATGACCAAGGTAAAATGATGAATATCTATTCTGATAGTAAACGTGTTAAAACAATATTAGAAGATTTATTTTTCAATAGATTAGATTTCCATACTTCTGGTCCAATGTGGACTAGAAATACTTGTAAATACGGTGATAATTTTGTTTATTTAAACATTGATGCTGATAATGGTATCGTTGGTGCTAAACAAATGCCTAACTACGAAATGGAAAGAAGAGAGTCTGGTTTGTTTGACATGATTAGTGGCAGAGAATTACCAGATAATGAAATTTCTTCTGGTGATAAAGTTAAATTCTTTTGGAGAGGTCGTGATGTTGAATTCAATTCATGGCAAATCGCTCACTTTAGATTGTTGGGTGATGATAGACGTTTACCTTACGGTACATCTGTATTAGAGAAAGCTAGACGTATCTGGAAACAGTTATTGCTATCAGAGGATAGTATGCTTGTTTATCGTG